GGAGGCAGGGAAAAGGTAATAAGACCGAAGTCTTATTTGCAGTGATTAAGGACCTTACTTCAAGATCCTGTTCCAAGTTTCAGCATTAACGATTCCGCAGACTTCAAGATCACGAGCTGCCTGATAATTCATGACAGCCTGTCTGGTGCTTTCACCAAAGATACCGTCAATAGCAAAATCATCACTTGTAAAGCCAAAGACTTTTAAAAGAGCCTGGATGGTAAGCACCTCACCTTTTGCATCGATGCCCTTATACAAGACCGGGAGCTCTACTGTGACTGTCTCGTCAACAGGCTCCGGTGCAGACTCTTCGTTCGGTTCCCAGGCATCATATCTTGGTCTGCCGAAGCCAGCGACATATCCGCCAACCTCACCATACCTATAAAAGCACTTCTGGACTGAATCGCCCTTGTTGCCCTCACAAGTATAGAAACCGTTATCATCCCAGTCGACACAGATGCCTACATGGCAAAGTCCATCGTCGTTCTGAAAGAAAACAATGTCTCCGCGCTGGAGATCCTGAGTGTCAGTGAAGTAAGCATCATTGTCCTTGAAATAGTCAGCCATGTAATCAACTACGGCCGAGAGGTTCGGTGTCCTCTGATACATAACATAGTATGCAGTCCACTTGGGATCGTTTTCTGTGGTGCAAGCGTTATAAATGCAAGCGTTTACATAGGAGCAGCACCAGGGAAGATTTTGCTTCTTTCCGCACCCTTCGTAATAGTTTATGGCATCGAGCAGATCTGCGAATTTGTTCCAGTTATTATATCCCTCGGTGTACCCAATCTGCTCTTCCGCATAGTCACAGGCCCATTTTGCAAAACAACTACCCATAATCAGCTCTCCTTTCCATCACTTAATGATTTCTTGTACTCTGAATCACTGATCTTGATGATCACACCAGCGAGAGTGCCAAGACCTCCGAGGACTGCCGTGATGATCGCGGAAACATCCCCGGTCTGAATAGCTGCGATGATACCGAGTATGAACGTGCATACCGGAGTCGCAAGCAGCATTATCCACTTTAATACGATGTAAACTTTGTCTGGAAGTTTCATGTTAGGTCCTCCTTATTTCTTTGAATGTATTTCATCCCGAAGCTCGTCAATACGAAGAAAAGCAGTCTCAAGATCTCTCTTCATGACTGCTTGTGTCTTAATAACTTCATCGTCTTTTTCAGCATACTTGTCGACTTTCTTTTCGAGCTGTTCAATTCGATAATTGACAAGCTTGTTCGAGATCAGTATTCCTGATCCCGAACCAACTATCGTTCCAACAAGAGCCAACAGAGCCGTTAAAACTTCGTTTGTCATTACTCACTCACCTCCATCAACGTGTATTCGATTGTCATTGACTCTGTGGCTGTCTTCCTGATCGGAGTAGGCGATGTCGGAAGATTGAAGAGTGTAGTGTTGACCATCTTATTTGCCAGAATGTATCTGCTTGCTGCCTCATTTGTCGGAGAGACAAAGGATGAGATCAGATTTGCAGAAGACAGAGCATAAGAGCTGGCAAGTGTGTTCGGTAAACTATCGGCACACTGATAGCCATTTTCTCCATTAGCCACATGACCATTTGCTACGATTAAGCCACCACACATAGTCGCAATATCGAATCTTGACTGTGTATAGGAGTTTTGGAATGTAACAAGGAACTGGTCATTGTTGGAGATATTGATTGCTCTGTAGCCTGTCTGATTAGCATGGCAAGGCAGGACATAGTTACCCCATGTGACACCATTGGATGTCGGGAAGTAGAAATAATCTCCCTTCCTTACGATGTTAGGATTGTATATCTCATTCGTACCTGAGTTTCTATACATAGGGATTGCTGAGAGATCAGCTTCATCTGCTACGATTGTTCCTTCATCGTCAATGTCCTCATTGATGCAGTCGATTACAGCATAATTGATTGTAGTATTTGAGTATGAAGTATAACCAGTAGCATTGGAGAATACCCAGAGCTTCTTATTCGTATAGTCAAACCAGTAGCAAGGCTGTACATAGAAATTGAAGTTTGAGACCTCTACTGTAAACACTCTCTGATATGTAACATCAGCATGGAGTGTCTCATGGAGGCCTACCTTCAAATAGGGAAGTCTCCTGATGTACACTGTGAGCTTCTTAGTTGTGGTCTTCTTCTGAGGATCTGCAATAGTATTCAGAGCAAAAGACAGAGCATGATTATCGTCATACATACAGAAGATATTATCTCTGTCATTTGTCATATCAGCGACTCCGAGAGAAGCTGACTGTATCTGCTCAAAAGGTACAAAGTTATGGAAAGCTGTTGAGTCACAACCGAGACCGGCATTGCCAGTGTCCTTGTGAGTGAGCGAGATAGCTCTCATGTATCTGTCACCAGAATTGCCCTGTCTGTGTCCCCATTCCCATGTGAACTTTACCGAGTTAGCTGTCTTGACTGTACGAACAGGAGCTCCTCTGGTGAGATCCTCTTCAACAATGGCAGCAGAAGAAGGAGCCTCATCACCTGCATGAGCCCAGAGATGATTAGTAGTATCATCAGGAATCATGTAATTATCTGCATTGAGAGTGTGAGCCTGCTCATACACAAGGATTCCACCAAACCATTTAGAAGCGAGATCGAGCATGGCTCCTGCATTGAGAGCTGAGAGGTACGGCCTTCCCAAAATGTCAGGGATAGCGTTTGTGATGATGTTATCGCCTTCAATGGTCTTATCATGGCCAGTCTTGTGGTCATGGAGCATAATCTTGACATGACCTTTGAACTTCGGAAGCTGGAGACCTCCGAACCTGCTCTGCTCTAATCTGTCGTTTAATATGAGATTGCTCATATCCTTCTCCTCCTTCAAATAAAAAGGAGAGCTGATGCTCTCCCTATTTCTTGTCTACCAAATATGAATTATACCGAATTACTTTTTTCTTTTGGTGCAAGGCTTTAAGCCCTGACAAGTGCAAAAGCCGTTATAAGACCAAATGCAACCATTACATTTTTCTTCTTTTTTGGCTTGTTTATCTGTCATACTTTCACCGCCTTTTATACCGAATTATGTATAAGTGCCATAACAAGTGCCTATCATTCTTTGTCCGCTTGCAAAGTTTTGTGAACTCCAACCACCGACCTTTTTAGTGCCGTTATCATCATAAACTCTTGCTGGTTGCCAAAACTGTCCATTTTGCATAAATGTACCACCAAAATCAACACGATTAGCATATATCTGTTCATTGTTGTAATAGGTAACAACACCGCCTGCCATTGGTGTAATTTCTTTGCCCGTTAATGCCGTGAAATAATCTCGGTTGATACCGAATGTTGTAACACCCGAACCGCTTTCATCAACTGATATTTTGAGGTTAAAATCAATCCTTGCAATACCACCTGACATTGTTACCATAGCACTACCAAAGCCACGTAAAGTGCCGTTAAGGGCATTGAGTAAAACATCATAACGATTGTATATTTGTGGTGTAACTCCACTAACTTTACTATCAATATATCCTTTCGTGTTCGTTGCCGAACCGCTTGTAATGGGGAGAGCTGAGGCATTTGTCGGGATTGCCGAGACCGCTGACATAACCTGTATTGATGTCCACTTCGCACTATTCCAAGCACCAGTGACATTATCATCATTACATACATAGAGGCCACCATTATAAATACAGTAGTCTCCTGTATTGTATGTCGCTGTCGGATCATACTCATCTGCGATTACGGAAGCACTTACTCCGCCTCCTCCACCACCACCCTGAGCAGCTTCGTTTATGGCCGGAATTATCTTCTTGGCTGTCGTATGGAGATCTGATACGAACTCCATATTATTCAGCATATGGCCAGCGATAGCAGCGATGTCTGTTCTGAAGTTCTCGTAAGAGCCTCCACTCTCCTCCTGTATGATAGGAAGATTGTCACTGTTGTTAAGTGAGTCTGTGTACGAAAAGTCACTAATGGGAATTCTATCTTCCGGCATAAGCTTTCTCCTTTACTCTGTAATTATGTTCTTGTCGTTCTCGGTCACTATGTCCTTACCATCTTCTGTGGCGAAGTAGAAACCGCCTTGCTTTAATACCTGCACACTGTCAGTCATTCCGATGAGTGTCAGATTGCTCAAATCAATAAGTGTATAGTTATCACTTGCTGTCTCGCCTATACTCGTGTACAGATCAGCAGATACAGATTCCGTAATGGAAACAAGCGAGAGATAACCAAAAGGAATGAGTGTGAGCGTGTCCTTCGCTTCGATATATCCACCCCAATAGTCCTCACCATAGAGCCTCTGGCCTTCGAGCGTGACATGAGCATGATTCACATCAATGGTCATCGACTCGATGTCATGAGCGATTATTTTCACTTCCCATGTGTGCCTGACATTAGGCTCCACATTCTTGAGAATGTAGAAGAAGTCTCTCGTTATCGTTGCCGGTGTATCTGTACCACTCTGGAAGGCTGTGATAGCTCCCAGAGACTCAATAGGCTTGTATGAGACTAACTCATCATCCAGATAGTAATGAAGCTCGTAGGAGCCTCCTACAGCGAGATCAGAGAGGATGTCCATAATGAATTCATGGAGTATCTTGACTGTGGTCTCCTGAGCTGATGTGAAAGCAAGTGAAGCAATCGTAGTCTCCTCTTCTGGGCCGAATGTAAACGCCTCGATGTTGGAGAAGTTATAATAAGTGACTTCATTCCTTGTTGTGTTCTGCATAAGACCTGCGATGTTCTTGTCAGTCTTACTTTGAGCACTCCTGAGATTAGGATTGTCACCATAGCTCTTTATCTTGAATGATTTATTGTAAGTCCATGTGACATCCATCACAGCTCCAGAACTCGTGTCTTCCGTGTAGTCATCAACGAGTGAGACCACATCTCCGAGATCGAGAGCTACAAAGGCTGGCATCAGACCAACCTCAAAAGGAGTGTATGTCATATTCTTGATTGAGTCGACTATCGCATACACTCTTCTCTGAATAGCTCCGAATGAGCCATACTGGAGAAAAGAATTCGAGCCGAGCTTCATGACAAGGCCTTCACCATCGCCTATGTATCTGACAGTGTTTGTCTCAGCTTCTACATAGGACACAGTGTCGTAATAGGTTGTGAAGTCAGAATACTTCGCTCCCTGATACCTTCTGTTCTTCGGAATCGAGATAACAGAAGTATTACCAAAAGTCTTGAGCTTCCATGTTCCGTCTCTTTCAGCGTATGCAAAACCTCCGACCATCTGAGCCAGAGCTGAGAGAAGATCTCTGAATGTCTCCAGATTGCCTTCTTCGTATGGAGATATGAGCTCTGTGCCGTTAGGGAGAAGCTCACACTGTGCCTCGGTCATACCGAAGACAGCTCCTGTCTCCTGCTCGATGTACTTACACCATGAATAGATGGTGCCTGATGACTGGTCTATGTTGAGATTCTTGTCAAGAAATGAGAGAACATCATAAGCTGTGATGTCTATCATTCCTGCTGCTGTCCATGTGGCCTCTGCAATATAGAAAACTCCGATGGGTACCTCTTCCCAGACAGGATCTTCATTCTCATCATATCCGGTCAGGAGCCAGTCAGAGATGGTAATCTCTTTTCCGTAGTAGTCTCCACGATTGAGAATGTCCGTCAGGAAAGTCAATTTCAGTGTTCCGATATTGACACCACCGATATTGACTTTCTTTTCGGTACATTTATTCGTATAAGAGACACCGATTACATCATTCCCGGAAAAAGAAGTAGATCCGATAGTTCCGGAGAGAGCATGAGTCTGTATCTGATCCAGCATCTTTGTCTTGTATTCATCCGAAACTGTGTACATTTTTTAGAACTCCGTTACATTAACACTGCACTCGTAAAGACC